AGCAGATTTTCAAAAAGCTCGCTCATACCTCAAACACCTGCTGGAACGTAACGGTGATCGTGGCTCTGTTCAAATACGGTATGGACTTCGACCAATCCTGGCAAATCCATTTGTAGGTATCGGTTTCGTCCGGCGGCGACCAGTCAAAACTTTCCGCTCCACCGCGTGCTTCGAGAAACGTTTCGATCGTGTCGGCATCAGCCTCCGATACCTCAAACGTCAGGTTCCACTGCTTGGGATCTTGGTTGAGGCCATAGGTCAGTCGTTGAGAAAAACCATCCCCAAACTGCACGTTGCGGACTCTGGGACGGCTACGCTTGCTCGCCCCATACGTTGGATTGATCGAAGGGAAAGTAGCCATTAGCGGGTAAGGAGTCCTCCAGGTCGTTTCTGCTTAATCAATTCTGCCTGTACCGCCGCACCAATCAAGCGGCCAAGCTGATCAGCGCCACCCTGGTTGCCCTGGACTTCCGTTCCAGAAGCATCGACGTTAACTACGACGCTGGTGCTGCCCATGGCGTTGTTTGGAACGATGTTGCCCTGCGCTCCAGGGACGAATAGCTCAGGGCCACGCTCGCCAACAATGTAAGGAGTCCTGGCTGATACCGGCCCGCCGTTAGCCCTAAAACCAATTCCAGGCAATCCATCAGCACCAAGACCGCCAAGGCTGCTAACAGTGCCTGCATTAGCAGCAGAGATGTCGATACTCTGCCCACTAGACATCGAGGGCAGTCCCGCAAACATGCGGGCGATGCCAATCGCGATGTATTGCGCGATCATCTTCTTGGCTGTGTCAGCCAGCATGTTGGCCACACTTCGCAAGAAGTTTGCAAAAGCCTCTTGCGCGGTTTGAGCACCTGTAACTGTGTCAACCAACGCCCCAGCAAATGCCTCTGTTGCCGGGGTCAGTTGATCAATAATCTGCTGCTGACGCAGCTGTGCCTGTTCAACAGCTTCTAGCTGAGGCAGCAGGTTCTGATAAATAGAAATACGTTCCCGCAGAACTTCATTTTCTGCTCGGGCTTTCTCAACTTTATTTGGGTCACCTTCAGCAATAATTTTATTATTTTCCGCAATTCGCTCGTTAAGAGAGCGATAGGCATCGTCTGAGCGGCGTACTTGATCGACGCGAAGCTGCAGCATCTGCAGTTCGTTGGAGTCGAACGGGTTAGCCATGCCCCTCTGGGCATCTTCGATCTGACGGCGTAATCCGCGTCCGATGCCTGCGGTTTGCTGGTCCGCGCGCATACGAGTTAATTTTTGCTGCAGCTCAATCGCCTTGATGCGTGCGTTGTTCTGGTCAAGCTCCAGTCCAAGGGTGTCGCGGACTGTTTGTTTGCGCTCGTCGTACAACTTGTTAATAAATTTCGTGTCTCCTGCAACTTTGTTGTTTGCAATTTCCTGCTGTCTTTGGAATTCAAGAATCTGAATCTCTTTATCGCGACGCTCTTCAATACCCTTATTTTGCCGTTGCAAACTTTGGACTGTGGTTTCGTTCAAAGACTGAACGTCCATTTCAATACCAAACTGTTTTAGTTTTTCCCGCAGTATTGCCGCCTGTAGTTGCAGTGCTCTGGACTTCGGCCCGGTTTTGTCGGAACCTTTTGTTTCTAGCTTTTGCAGCGCTTCGTCAAGTTCCAGTTGCTTGCCTGCAATAATCAAAGCAACTTTGCGGAAAGACAGTTCGCCCTTCTTAGCTCGTTCAATTAGCTGGGCTTGCTCAAGAAGCAGCCTTTCACGCTTTACCTGGATACGTCCCTTTTCGATGTTTTCTTTAGCAATAGCAAGCTCTTCTTCTGATAATTCTTTTCCGTTTTGAAGCAGTTCTCTACGAAGCGCTAAAACATGCAGATTATCTGTTTGAATACTAAGTTCATTATCTAAACGCTGTAAATCTTCTGCTCTTATCCGGGTAGTTTCCTGCAAAACTATATTTATTTCTTTTTGTCTATCTCTTATCTGTTCCTGTACTTTGGCAATCTCCATCATACGCTCTTGCGTAGATCCGTCAAAATTGCCGCGTAAAAGGCTTTGTTCTTGTTCCGCAAGCCTTTGCAGTTCTGGATCCTGTGTTGCATTTGCTCGACCTGCCCTAAGTAAATTCCCTGAAGCAAGAGCATTAGCTACAAACTGAGCTACAGGTCCTGCTACTTCGGAAATAGCAGCGCCCAACATGGTCATAGATTGAGCAAACTGACGTGAAGCGTCTGCAGACGCATCTCCAAAACGTTTTAAGCTGTCCACCCCGTCTTGCCCGATATTAATTGCTAAAGCTCTAGTAGCAATTTCTTGCGCTTCTGTAGAGTCGGCCAGTTTTTCTATCTCTGCAATATATGTAGCCGTAGCCGTACCAGCTAAACCTGCGGCTCTAGTTACTTCCGTAAAGTCAAAAGTAAACTTGTTAAGAGCTTGCCCAGTCATAGCTACTTGAGCAACAAACCCATCAAGTGCTCCACCAAGAACCTGCAGCGCAATAGCGGCCGGACCGAACGTTGATCCAGAAATAGCGCCGCCTGCTGCGCCCCCCAAAGACATCAAAGGTCCGCCACCAAACAGCAGAGGAAACGCACCTGCAGATACAGCAGCGCCAAACCGTTTTCCTGCAGTTACTCCGGCAGGTTTAGCTCCTCCACCTCGTTTCTTTTTTGGCTCAAAACCAAAATCACGGGCCATCGGAGACCCTTCAATATCGCGAGCGCCGAATACTGGAGACGCCAAAGGAGAACGAACGCTTACTCGGTCACTCGCTTTTACTTTGATTACGCCTTGGATTCGCTCCTCTTCTTTGAGTAGAGCGTTTTGGCGTTCCAGCTCTGCGTTTGCTTCTTTGCGGGCGCGTACAACCATTGAGATGGCTTCGCGCTCTTCGCGTGTGCCTGCAGCGGCTTTGCGTAGAGCGCGTTCGGCCCGTTTTACTGCTTTCGAGTAGTTATCGGCGTTTTCAATGTGGGCTTTTTTGAACGTTTTATCTAGTTCTTTTCCAATCTTGATCGTCTTTGCGTTTAACTTGCCAACGTCTTTTGTTACTTGGCGAAGTGCTGTAGATAGTGCCCGTAATCTATCTGAGCCTTGTAGGGCTATATTTATGTCTACGTCGTAGTTGGCCACGGGCGAAACGTAGAGGGGCTTGTGTCAGTTTAACGCGAAGCCATAGTTCGCGCTCCTCGCGACGTGCGGGCTTGATCCATGACTCGTTCCTCCTCTTCGCCCTTTATTTCGTAGAACGCGGCCCAGCCGACTAGCTCTTCCTGCGTCAAATTCTTCGATAGCTGAGCAAGCGTCATTCCTAGCTCCTTGGCTAGGAAGAACATGAAAAGCCAGTCGCTATTAGCTTTTGAGGTCTGCTTTCGCTTCCTCCACCTTGTTTTCAGCACCGGATGCCAGCATCGCAAGCTGGATGTCCTGCAGAACAGCGGCTTCCACAGCGTTCTTTAGCACCGCTCTTTCGCCGTCCTGAAACAAGCGCTTGCCGTTTTCGTCGAGCGCTTTCTCAATCAGCATCCCTAGGGCAAAGTCGTTTGCGTCGTCCGAACCGGCTTTCTTTTGGATGGATTCGCGCTCTGCAATGGTGAGCGGGTGCCAATAAATCTCAAGCACCGTTTCGTCGCCGTCTTTGACTTCGTGTTTATACAGCTGACTAACGCCGAACTTATTGCGAAGCAGTTCAGAGGCGCGCATAAAGTAGTACCGTTTGCCTCAATATACTACACAACTGCTGTGAACTGACAAGAAACAATGCCGATGAAGTGCGAGCGGTCTTCTAACTCAAGCGGGGTCGGGCCAGAAATATCGGATACGCGAGGCGCAACGCTGAAAGTATCGGTGTAGTCAGAAGCGTTTACCGATGTAAGGCCGTCGATTACAGCCTCACTTAGAGATGACAACACTGACGTTCCAGCAGACTTCGGGACGTAGATGTTGCACTGAATGACGCCTGAGTAGTAGTCCTGAGCTGCGCCTTGGTTTTGGATGGTGGAACGATTGAAGTTCACCGTCATCAAGATGTATTTCTTGGTTTTGCCGGGTGTGGTGTAACGAACGTTGTCGTAAACCATGAGCACTGTGTTGTCGGCAGCTGCAACAGCGTCAGTGACTGCTTTTTCGAAGGCCGCGCGGGCGTTTACGAGAGTCATGGCTTAGAGCTTGGTGTAAGACCCAAACACACTGCTGCTGGATCCAGTTCTGGCAAAAATGCGGCCAGGACGTTTGTCCCCAAAGGTCTGCTGAACCAGAGAGCGCATTTCACCCTGGATAAAGTTTGCCACTTTTGGAGACTCAAGGGCATAACCCGCATACTCAGCAGTGTTGCCGATGTAGACCGTGGGCTGACGCTTGAAGTTGAACTCGGGAACAGCGAAACGTGGCTTTATCTGGCTGCCGATGGGTTTTTTGCTTGTGTGGACCCATTGGTTTTTGCTGGGATCTCTGGTGGCGTGGATATT